GTTGGTTTTCTGATACTATTGGAAATAGGTTGTCGGAACAGAATAATTTAATATCTTCGTCTGGTAAACCAAGAGATTGCATTACTCTAGGTGTATGTGGATTTTTTTGTTGATGTTCACAGTAATAATTTTGTGCTTTTATAACATCTATCATCTTGGCTTCATTTTCGTGGTTTTTAATTTTATCAATATAGTTGTTTAAATTAGATACAGCCATTGTACATATTTTATTTAACTCTTCTTCTTCTCTTACATTACCGGCGGCTATCATACCTCCCGAAAAGATAGCCTTTGCCCAATCCGGCAACTCTCTCTCTTTACTAGGTTTGTACCATTTATTTTCTTCTATGAACCACTTTGTTAATGGGTGGTCTTTTTGTAATAAAGGACTAAAATCGTGAAATGCACCTGTGACTTTTTTCTCACCTGCAATTATATCAAAACCATAAATTGGTCCACCATTTGTTAACATAGGAAATAAACATAGATGAGCCATCCAGAGACCTTTAGATTCTCTAACATCAACCACGTCTAAATGAGCACGTCTAATATATCTATTATTCCAGGTTCTATTAACCCATCCTAATTCTTTATTGTTGAATCTATCCATACCTGGTTCATCATATTCAACCAGATTTTTATTTAAGACTTCAACAGTCTCATTACTCCACTTTATTAGTCGGTCCCAAATCATACATTTCCTTAAATAAATTTGTTGCACTTTCAAAACAAAATATTGCTTCTGGCAACACGTTAACTTCATATAAATTTAAATAACTTTCAACTCTTTCTTTAACAATTCTTTTATATTCTTTTGCTTCATTATGTTTGAATACATAATATCTGTTAGGTCCTGGCGTTTTTCTTTTAATCATTTGACCACCTGATAAATCACCTAAATGTCTAACATAAACGTGTGCATAAAGTTTTTCATTCTCACCTCTAATAGTTTCTAAATGTTCGACATATGCTTTTGTGCTTTCTGTTAATTCTGGTGGATTATCAACATCTTGCCATAAGTGTTTGTAATCATAGTAAATATGAGGTGCTCTTGGCAAATTTCTAGTATCTATAAACAAAGAGCTTTCTAAACAATACTCTTCTAGTTTAGAATAGCAAGCTAATTGATTGTAAAGATAAGTTGCATAAAGTTTTTCGTCTATTTCACCAGACATTAAAAGTTGTACAAACTGTTGTCTTTCAGCGTTCTTATGATATTCCCAAACTAATTCGGTAATTCTATATTTCTTCTCTGACACCATTTTCTTTTTCCACATCTAAAAAGGATTCTCTTTTCCATCTATTATCATCAACACCATTTCTATGGTCAATTATTTTTGACTTATCTAATGGATAATCTTCTCTAACAGAATGGTCTTGTATACCTTGTTTCCATTCCTCAATTGCTCTATTGGAATCCATAATACGCCAATCACCAAAATTTTTTGTTTCTTCCCAAACATCTTTAGTATTCATAAAAAAGTCAGACATACCAATAATTGCTTTGATAGTATCTGTTCTTACTACTGCATATTTTCTAAATTTATATTGTTTAAGAGGATTTAAAAATGCGTCAACTTCTTCTTTAGGAATATTTAATTCATCTTTAAATAAATCAACAACTACACCATAAACAACTTGATAATCAAAGTAATCTATTTTAGCCTGTGTGTCTATTGGTCTTGTGTGATTGAATTTATATTTGTTACCTAGATAATCAACACCATCAGTCAAAGTTGGTACTCTTTGAGCAAAATTAGGTTTTGCTTTAAATGGCCATAATTCTAACCATTTATTTACTAGTTTTTTGCCGGCATTATGATGTTCAAAATCAATAACAGAAAGACAGCCTTCCATTATATTGAGTATATACCAAATGTTATACCAATATGTAGCTTGCTGTTCTTTCGGATATTGTTTAAATTTATCTGAAAAGATTTCGTGATTTTTAAAACTTAAATAGTTTTTTTTCGTTTTGTACATTATATTTCCTCATAATAAAAATAGTTAATCAAAAACTATTTATTAATCACCTGGTGATGAAGACCAGTGAGATTGATAGTTATTTGAACCCCAAGATGAAATCGTTTGAGTATAATATCTGTAAGGCATAATGTCATACATATACGTTTGATTATTACCTTGGTAACCTGTTCTCAATAATTTACCATAACTATCTCTAGTAGCAAAGTTTTGAGCAGTTGGATAACCATAACAATGAACGTCTGTCAACTTGATATTGTTTGGTTGTATACCACGTCTTTTTCTATGTCTGTTTTCAGAGTTTGCTTCAAACGCTTGTTCTGTCATATGCTCATAACCATCTGAATCACTCGAAGGATTTGAGTTAGTGTTTGAAGGATAATAACCTCCACTATCATAACCACCGTACCACATTGAGCCTTCTTCATCTAAAATTAGAGGATGGTCATAGATATAAGAACCATCACCTCTATTTTCATTCATACCACCAACTTGTCTAATGTATTTTGGTCCTCTTAAATGAGAGAACATTCCGTGAATTCCACCTGAATTGTACCAGTATCCGTTTTGTGAACGTGAACCTCTACTACCATATGTTCCATAGTTACCATCATTTACCCATAACATACCTGTTGATTTTTGTCTAAAGTAGAACCACTTGTGTTCGTCACCACCACACCAGAATTCATCAACATCACCGTTTAAGTGAAAGTCTGTTCTTTGAAATTGTGAAATATATCTTGTTGCGTTATCACCTATACCGTAAATACCTGGAACTTGACCGTTTGTTAAGTAACCTGTGTACCACATATAGCCCTCACCATCAAGTACCCAAGTACCTGCGTGTGATTGTGAAGAGTATGACCAATGTTGTAATAGTTTCATACCACCGTATAAATTCCAGTTTACTTCAACTCTTCTTGGAATGTAATAGTATTTTGTACCTTGAGAAGTGTGTGAGCCTTCACCTGTTCCACCACAACCGTGTAAATTTTGTCCCCAGAACCATAAGTAACCATCTTCGTCAAGAGCGTGGAAAAACATTTCTTCGTTACCGTTTGCCCACATATCAACAATTCTTTTACCATTAAAGAATGATTGAGGAATTTTAATAGGTCTTTTTACGTTAACTGAATAAAAAGAAAATGAGTAAGGCGAACCTGCGTTTGTATCAGTTGAAGCATTGATACTCGGGTTACCACCACCAAATTGACCTTGGTTGTTATGACCCCACATCCATACTGAACCGTCTTCGCCTAATGCAAACTGCATACAAGCAGAGTTGTTTTGACCTTGACCTGAAGAACCAATTTTAACCATTTTAGTTTCGTTAAATGGACGTATTGTTTCACCCAACCAATCAACGGTATCACTTGCTGATACTCTGTTTGTGTAGTTTCTGTCGGAAGTATTTGTGTTGCCACCTTCGTTATAACCTAATTGATAGTGTGAGTTATAACCAGCAGAATAAACTTCGCCGTTATTCATCAACCACCAAGAAGTATTATTTGACGATATGTGTTGAATACATTTAGGAGTTTTACCATCTGGTGAAACCATATTTCCTGTAAACTCGGTACCTTTTGCAATGTCTTTATTATCAACTGAAGTCATCCAATCAACAAAAGTAAAACCTACGTTTTTAGGAGAACCACGTCTTGCATTACCTGAATGTCCATCACCCATACCCATTTGACCATTGTTGTTATTACCACCGTGGCCATAAAAATCACCATCTGAATGAATTGCACCAAGTGTATAGTTATGTTGTTGTTCTCTTGAATTTCTACCCATATTGTACTTCCACCCTAAAGGAGCTCTATTAGTGAAAGATACAACTTTATTTCTGTCTGGATATGCGTAAGGTGATTCGTAAATTTTCACCCAATATTCACTTATTGTTCCATCGTGTTCTTCAACCCAAGTGTTATAACGTCTTGTTCTTTTGATACATTGAAAAATTTTCTTACCAACTGAACACATTTCACCTGGTTCGTACTGTCTAAAAAATTCCCACTCTCCAACATCATCTGTTGAACGTAAAAATAATTGCCAATATTTTGCGTTGTCAGGTCTAAAAGACTTTTGTACAATTCTTACCGGGTCAAAAGAATAGTTACCTGTGTTAACTATTGAGTCCTGTGAAAGTGTGTATGCAATAGGACAATCTCTTATACATCTATAAGATTTACCTTTCCAAGCAACTATATCGTTTTTGCTGTAAGCTGTTCTATCTCTCCAAGGACCTTGCCAAGTAAGTTTAAATTGTTGTAAATCAAAAGCCATTTTTTTACCTTTTATATTTTGTTATTATATTAAAGCTGGTAAACCGTGATTAGTAAATACAGCATTAATGTCACCTTTTAAAGTGTCGTGTGCTGTTTTTACAGCAGTGACATCATTAATCAAAGCGTCATAAATTTCCACCTTTGAATAAGTGTCGTCAAAAACTTCTTGAAGTGCTGCTCTTTCTAACATTAAACTAGGTGTTTTTCTTAACTTTTTTAAAATTGCTAAATCTTCTGCGTCTGTAGCATCCATAACTTTTACACCATATTTGGTATCATTAGCACCAGTAGTTGTAATTGTTACCTCACCGTCATCATAAGAGGAATAGTTGTAACCATCAATTGTCATTAACGCTACAGGACCTGTTCCAGTTGATACGGCAGGATGTACATAATCATCTTCAAGAGCAATCTCTTTAAGACTAAATACTTTTTTTGCCATTTTCTTTTTCTCCTTTAGAATAGTAAATTATTATATTACTATTTATACTATTTATATGTTATCTTCCGTGGCCTTGATTATAAGCCTGACCATTTGTTGAAGTCCAACTATGCGTCCACCAGTTATGTCCTGACATCCAATAATTTCTTCCCCAATAGAACATTTTTCCGTGTTCATCTGTGTATCTGTAACCACCAGCGTATTCAGCTGAACCTTGGTCATCTGAAGTAATGTGCATAGTTTTAACTCTAGCACCGGCAGGTGTCACCCAATGGAAAGGATGATTATTACCGTCTTCACCGGTCCAGTTTGTACCAGCTTGAGGATTTAACATAGAATTTCTTGAGTCATAACCATAACAGAATGATTCTCCACTATCTGTAATCCAGAAAGATTTACCTTGGTCTGAATAATCACCTGAAATATGTACTTCTTTTAGATTTGTGACTTTTTGCACTACAACTGGAGATGTATCGTTACCAGTATTACCTGTACCACCATTATAGTAAGAACCACTATGTCCTGCGTGATAAGTTGTACCATCTTTTGTTCTATAAAAAGCAACTTTGTATCCGTTCCAGTACATTGACCATAAATCAACAATGTCACCACCTGGTGCAACTTCAGTTTTTGTTAACTGTGTATTATTTGTTGTTGTACCATCACCAAAGTTACCATAGTTATTTTCACCACAATTCCAAATATATCCGTTACCGTCTAGTAAGGTTACCCAACCATCATTACCATTACCTTGAATTTGCCATACTGCGATACCGTTGTTAGCAACAGGATCCCAACCTTGCATTTTTGTAGGTCTGTATCTGTCAGTTGTAGTTGTATCACCTAATTGGCCGATACCGTTATTACCCCAACCGTATACTTGGTCACTAGCTGTTCTTGCATAAGAACTTCTATCTGTTGTACAAATATCAATAATTTTTTCGTTATCAAAATATTTGTTAGGTATTCTGTAAGGTGCTGTTTTGTTTTGTGTTCTACCATCACCCAATTGACCTTGGTCGTTATAACCCCAAGACCATACTGTACCTTTATCGTCAAGAGCTAAAGTGTGACCTGTACCACTAGACCAAGGGTCATTAGCAACTTTAATAATTTTTACGTCTTCTAAACCGTGTACTCTAAAAGTACCGTTTCTATCGCCTTGTTCGTGGCCAATACCCATTTCACCGTTTGAGTTTTCACCATTTACATATAATTCTCCGTTATCCATTAACCAATAGGTTCTATTTCTACCTTCAGCAATTTGAATACATCTAGGTGTGTGTAATGGTTTTCTTACTGTACTTCTATTTCTACCTCTGTTCTCATTGTAACCTGTGTAGTTTAAGTCTTCACTTCTCCACCAATCTCTCCAAATGAAGTTGATTTCGTGATAGAATGAAGCATAAAAAGAACCGTAAGATTGGAAACCTGTTCTAGGATAGTTAATACCCCAAGCAACACCATTTTTATCAATGTGTCTGTATTGACTATCAATATTAGAAACTGTTTGTGTACTATGTTTATAAGGCCAATGAATAGGACCTCTGTTAGGATACCAAGCGTTGGCCTCTCTAATTTGATTAACTTGTCCACCAAAATCTTCCCAGTCATTCCAATAAGATTGTATGTGTGCTGGATATTCTTGATATTGTTCTTTAATAAGTTTACCACTTGTTGTAGTAGATTTTGTCATCAAAGGAGACCTTGTTGGTTCTTGTGGACCGTAATGAGGAGGTCTACCTAAAGAATCTCTTAAACATCTGTATATACCAGTAGGTGATAATGGTTGAAATTCTGAACCTGAACCATCTGGTCTTCTTTTCTTTTTAGAGAATACAACTATGTCATTGTATTTGTAGTGAGTGTTTACATCATACTCACCTCTAAATTTAATACCTGTTTGCAATCTGTCCCAATGTTTGTAACCTCTCCAAGTTTCTTCAACATTCCAACCTAAGTCAGAATACATATCAGTTTTACTTGCAGCTAAACAGAAAGGATAAATTGTTTGACTTTGCATTTTAAAGAAACCAATTGGTATGTAAACTTCAACGTGTCTGTCTTGATTTTTCTTCCAAGAGTATTGTTGACCACCTCTTGTTAAACCATTTTCAGTTGTGTATGCTGGCATATCACCTGTGTATAAAGAGCCCTCATTTTGTATTGTGTCAGTAAAAGTTTCCTTGTATTGTGTTTCTGTAACCTGTTTATTGTTTAAGAAGTATCTTACTAAACCGTTTTTGTTAGCACCTCTCCACATTGGAGTGTTTGAAGGAGCAAATGCTCTCGCTCTTGATGATGGAGTAATTGTTTCTGAAGAATAACCCATTTTAGAATGAGCAGTACAGTAATAGTAAAGTTTTGGTGCACCTTTTCTTACAGTAATTTCGGTGTATGCACCTTTTTTACCTGGTGTACCTACAACTTTAACGCCTGTTGTGTATTCTGAACCTGAACCGTGTGTGCCATCTTCGGTTGTAGAAAATCTTAAAGGATGACCTGTGTTTGAACTATCTGATTGTTCAAATCTATAAGTTTTACCCTCTGTTAAGTTTAACGCAACATCAGCTGTTGCTGTTGAACCGTTAATTGAATATTTGTTTGTTGAACCTGTGTTGTAATATGGGTGATTAGTTGGGTTGCCTGAAACAACTTCAACTTCTAAAATTCTTTCATCAACAGCAGTACCATCAATTGTGTCTGGTAAATAAAATGTTGTACTATCATTAACTGTTTCGTTATTAGGTCCTCTAATAATTTCTGAAAAAGTTATTGAAGTAGAAGCACCAGCGCCACCCATTCTTGTGTCTTCAGCATTAGCACCTGCAGCTGATAGATATAAAGGATAGAAGTTACCTGAATCGCCTGTTGATGTTTCGCCAATAACAAAATAAGGTCCGTCTAAATCAGCGGCTAATGATGTTCCTGGTGAAGCATTGTGAATACCATCAGCAGTTTTTGAAAATCCTAATGGAAAAGTTTTATTTGATTCGTCTCTTTGGTCAAATCTATATTTGTATCCTTCTTTGAAATGTGTAAAGTGTCTGAAACCACCACCTTCACCACCAAAGTTTTCTCTTCCTAAATCTACACTACCTAATCTATTGTCAAATCTAAATTTAGTTGACGGAGATGTTAATACATCTACTCTAAAATTGTTTTCTACTGGTACGTAATTTTGAAAGATTGAAATTTTGTTTGTATTTAATTCACCATAACCAAAGAAGTCGCCTTTGTCTCCCATAGCATAATCTTCTTGGTCATCTAATAAGTGAGATTGATAATCTAGTAAGTAACCGCCATTAGCAGAGTTGTTTGAAAACCAATTTGCTTGTCCAAATTTTTGACCATTTCTTGTCGACTCTTGTGTGTTTTCATCTGAACCATATCTTGAAGTATTGAGAATAGGATTACCTGTTTCATTACTTCTTTGAAAGTCATCATCTAATACGTGATAACCTCTTCTAAAATTAGGGTCGTTTGAGTATGTTCTTGTCCAAAAATAACCTGTGCCTTTATCGCCTGGAGCATAGTTATCATAACCATTTGATAAGTAAGGATTAGTACAAATCCATAGAGAATTATCAAACCAACATACATCATCTTTACGATATGTAGTATCGTTGTCCCAATCTCCTTGGTAACTAAATTTTACTCGTCCTAAATTTATTTTTGCCATAGTTTTTAATCTCTCTTATTATTTATCCTAAAATTGGTACGTGGGCTGTACAATAATATTGACCATCAGCATTACCTTGAATATAACTACCACCGTATCCGTTTAAGTAATATCTGTTATCGTAAGACTTGTATTCCCAAAATGCATAAACCGTGTCAGAGTTATCACCATATCCACAACCTCTCATATCTTCAACATTTCCTGTCAATGACATAGGAAATCTTACTTGGTTGAAATGATATCCTTGGAAATGTTCTTTTAAATTTTCAGCGTTTCTATCATTTGTTGAGGTAGTTGATGACCAACCATTTGAAGATTGACCATTTCTATTATCACCACACTGGAATACGTGTCCGTCCCAAGTTAGAATTTTTGTTGCTAAGTCATTTCCGTGAGGGAAACCTGCAACCAATTTAACATTATGGAAATCTCTTTCGGTATCTGAACCTAATTGAAATTTAGGGGTCACGAAACTATTTTGTGTCGTAGCGTTACCATTTCCTAATGAACCGTGGTTATTATAACCAGCACATTGAATATTACCTAATGAGTCTTCTATCCACATTTGTGCGTGATTACCATTACCTGTCATCCAAAAATTATTACAATCTGCATTGGCGGCATTACCACAACCATTTGAACAAATTGTCCAAGAGTTTAATTGTGTTGTATTACCATTACCCATATGACCTTGGTTATTACGGCCTGTTGTATAAATTGTTCCTCTTTCAGTCAAGATTGCAACTGTATTATCATCTGAATGGTTTAGACCTTGGAATTTTTTAATTTCACCAACGCCTGTGCCATCAAAAGTTACCGTTGAAACTAATTGAGGAGTATTTTGGTCTGAAGTGTTACCGATACCTAATTGGCCATCTGCATTTCTTCCCCAAACATATAATTTTTTCTCTTTAGTATATGCATATGCTGAAGCATAAGAGTCACCAATTGTCCAAAATGCCTCAATCTCTTCATTATTGAAATTTGTTTTTGCAATTTTTTGAGGTGTGTTATAGTTTGTTGTGTTTCCTGTTCCTAATTGGCCGTAACCGTTATAACCCCAAGACCACAATTCTCCATCTTCGTCAATTGCATAACAAGAGTGTGTGTTAGTGTTGTAACCTTGCCAGTTAGACAAGAAAATTCTTTTAATTCTTACACTTCTAAATACGTGTGCTGAATCTGTAGCAGCTAAATAAACATTTTGGTTTGAACCACCAACTCTTACCGGGTGGTCTCTGTTTGAAGTTGAAGCGTCACCATTTTGTCCGTGACCACCATAACCCCAATGATAAACTTCACCAGAATTCATTAAGCACATACCTGATTGATAACCACCTTCAATTTGAATTACTTTAGGTACTTCTCCGTCTGGAGTTGTGTGAACACCTGTACCACCGTTATCTGTACTTCTCCACCAATCATAGTGGTTGAATGACATTTGAGTAGCAGTCATAAAGTCGTGGTTAAATCCGTTTTGACCATTTGAGTTAGAACCCCAAGTCCATATATTACCTGTACCACCTAAAAATACTGGCCAGTTAACACAATGTCTTGATGTTCTTTGTCCTGATAATCTGTAATATTTGTTGTCGTCACCTATTGGACCATTATTAATTAGTGACATACATTCGTGAGAGTTACCTGAAAATAAAGTTGAAGCACCTCTAGTTTGTTTTCTAAGCGAAGCAACGTCACAAGTTAAATCTGCACCGCCGCCAAAAATATCTCCATCAAATGTTAATGTATCATTAATGACATTATTTTCACCACCTGAAATCATACCTGTATCATTGAACCATCTTTGGTCTCTTTTTGAATCAAAGTTAACTCTTTCAACTTCTATTGTAGCTTGACCTGCAACACCAACTCCATTTGCTTGAAATGTAAAGTCAGCACCACCGCCACCACCTAATGAAGCGTCAGCAATTGTAATTGTTTCATTATCAATATAACCTGAACCACCTGTTGGTGTAGTTGATTTATTTCTAGTTTTGATAATTTCAAGATTTGAAACTGCGCCTGTACTGTCAACTGTCACATTGAAAACTGCACCTGTTCCAACACCAGTTGTTGCTGATTGTGAAACGTTTGTGTATGTTCCTGCTGTTCTTAAAGCGTCAGCAGCCGAAAATGTATCTGTAGCTAAAATACTACCGTTACCTTGAACAGTAATTTTAAAACAACCTGGATGTGCGTTAACAGCCGAGTTTGATGTAGATTTAGGAGATACATTTCTGAATACTCCGTGTAATCTTGAAGCGTCAGCAGCTGATACACTATCAACTGATTCTATAACACCATTTTGTTCATATCTTTCGTCATCTGATTCATATTCAGCACCCATTTTTAACCAGTACATATTACCATCTGTATCAACATTTCTGTTATACGGTAAAAATCTTTCTGTACCATCTGTTGTGTGTTGTCTTAAACAAATGTATGTAGATAATGTTTCTTTCTTTGATTGTCCTTCGTAGTCAGTACCCATATCATTACTGATACCGTGTCTAACTTGAACAATGTCATTTTCATAGTAAGTTGTGCCGGATGTTAAAACGTGTAGACCTTTCCAATTAAATGAATTTCTTAAAGGTCTCCAAGTATCCCAATCTGCAACTACAATTTTACCACCGTAGTTTGCACCACCTGTGCCGGCTGAGAAATACCAAATTTCATCTGGTGTATCTTTATTAAAATCTACAACAACTTTTCTTGAAGTTTTTGTATTGAATTTTGCTGTGGTTACGAAATCTGCTTGACTAACCATTTCTTCATTATGATAATAAGTCACACCTGTTGTTAAGTAATTTGATGTTTGACTTGTTGCTGAAGTAGCTAATGCTAAAGGTTGGTCATCATTGTTATTATTATTTTGATAGAATACTATTTTATCACCTCTTCTTACATAAAGAGTTTGTGCCCACTCAATAGTAGAAGTAATGTCAGCGTCTATTTGAAATTTTGTAGTTGAGTCGTTAGGGTCAGTTGTAGTTTGAATATTATAATAATACTGTGTGTTTTGTTGTGGTCTTTTTCCACTCACATTAGCTTCTCTAACGTTTAAGTAATCAGTATTGTTCCAGATTACAATATCATCTTTTTTATAAGTAGCTGCATTATCGTAATCGCCACGATAATTAAACCATAAATTTCCAATTTTTGTTCTAGTGATTGCCATTGTTAATCCTATTTATACCTTCATTATTGATTACTTGGAGATTCTGAAGCACTTTCAGTATCACCAGTTGTTTTGTAAACTAAATTTCCTGCTTTGTCTATTGCAATTCTCATTGAACCATTTATAACATCAAAACCTGCGTTTTGTTCAGCAGCATTAAATAAAGTATCTTCAAATTGTGTCACTTCATTAAAATTAGTTATTACTTTTCTGTTAACATTACCTGTGTCTCTATCAAACGATAACGTTTGTAAAGTAGGTGTCACATTTGTATCAACATATGATTTTGTTGCCAAGTGTGTACTAACAGTTGGAGTGATACTAGATTTAGGTAATGTCGTAAAGTTTATATCACCTGTTGTTGCGCTAATATCATTTCCTAATATATTTATATTACCAATTGAAGCTGAGTTTACAGTCAAGTTGTTTTGACCACCACCTAATTGGTTTTCAACAAACGTTCTAATTGCTTTCTCGGTTACGAGAGCGTTGTCAGAATTATCTCCTAAAGTACCGTCAGTTGAGAATTCATTTACAGTTGCACCAAAGTTTCCTAATGCAACAGAGCCTAGTGATAACTGTCTTAAACCAGAAAGGTCAAAAGCTTCAGCATTCAATGTTGCCTTACCTGTTGACTGTTCTACTCTAAACAATTCACCAACTCTAAAGTTACCGTCTTGGTCAGTAGATGTATAGAATACTCTACCTCTGTCCAAATCTTCAACTTCATCTGCTTGGTCTGGTTGTTGTGTGTAACCATTTAAGTCAGGATAGTTTGTAGTTGATATACCACCTGTACCAATATCTAGGAAGTCGTGACCTGTTAATCTTATGTTAGAGTATTTAACTCTAATCGTAGCACCTGTTGTATGTGTAGGAGCATTTGTTTTTGAAATATTTGGAGAAACTTCCATACTAGTAATACCACCGTTTACGTGTGATAACACGGTTACGATAATATAACTTACACTTGAAGCATTTGCAAATACAATACTTGAACCTGGTTTTGGTGAAGAAGATAAACCTGAAGTTTTTACTGTTGCACCAACTGGTAAAATGTCTGCGTAACCATCACCTGCAACAGTAGCAGTTGTATTTTCTTGTTTGTAACCTGAACCTGCAGCTACATATGTCCATCTTGAAATTACACCATCACCAATTGTAGCAGTACCTGTTCCTAATGTTGTAGCATTCGGGTCAGTTAATGAAACTGAAGGAGCTGATGAGTAACCTGCACCACCATCAATGATTAAGAATTTTTTAATAATTGTATTTTCAATTACAACTCTTGCTATTGCGTTTCTTGTAGGAGAACCACCGCCTGTAATTGACACTCTTGGTTCAATTTCATAATTTGATGTTGCGTTTGGAGAAACTGCAACACTTGTTGGACCAAATGTGTCAAAACCTGCTGAACCGTCTTCTTTAAACATTGTAGCAGTTTTAGTTGCAGCTGTGTATGTACCAACGTAACCTGTTTGACCAGAAGCCGTACCACTAGTAATAGTAATTCTCATACCATTGTAGAAGTTATCTGCTTGTGTATCTGAAGCTGCCAGTCTGATAGATGTTGTCGAACCACCTTGAGCAACACCGATTGTAGTAAAGTGACCTGCACCGTTAGTTGTTGTGTCAATGTATTTTACTGCTCCATCAGCAAAGTCAGCTGTGAAGTTAGCATTTGCGCCTGAACCTGTAATTGTTTCTGTAGCAGATGTATAAGATTCACCTGCGTATTCTTGTTCTAATCTGTAAATACCAGCGTTTGATACTAATGCTCTTCCGATAATTGCTTCATTATCTCTTGTAGTAACCGTTGCTGTAGCCGGAGTTTCGTTTGCGTCAACACCTGAAGCAATTGAACCCTTTTCACCATATGAGTTATTAGAGTTTAGTGAACGAATAACTGAACCGCCGTCAGCTAAATAACCAACGTGACAGTAATATGTAAATACTGATACTAATTCTGATTTTGAACCGCCTTTAGACCAACAACCGATACCACCATCAAGAACTTGCGTGAAGTCGTTTGCAAGAATTGATTTGAAACCAGCATTGTGTAAAGTACCATCAATTTTAATACCAACTGCTCTACCACCAATTGATGAACAGTTTTGTACGAAAGGTGACCTTTGAATAATGTGTACAGACGTATCTGTTGGACCTGTTCCTGGGTCTAACGCAACAACTGAACCTGAAGCATTACTACCTGTTCCCTCTGTTAATCTTGTAATACCATCACCACTTGCTGATGAAGCTAATTGACCTTGCATTCCACTAAATGTCATACCTGTTAAAGTACAAGAGTCATTTAAATAGAACATTGTTTGTCTATTATTAGGTGTAGAGTTATCACTTGAAATACCTGCACCAGCACCATTGTTTGTTGTAGTGTCTGGAGAAACGGTAACACTTCGTAAGTTATCACCGATAATAGCAGTTTTTCTCGGAACTTTAATAGGCAATTGCTCTGTATATGTTCCTGTTTCTACTTTAACTGTTTTGAAATTTGTTGTGTCTGAAGCTAATTGAGTACAAGCATATTTTAATGTTCTCCAAGGTAATTCTGGAGTTGTACCTCTGCCTGAATCTGTGTTGTCAGTACCTAGTGTTGATACGTAATAAACTTTGTTACCTATATTAGGATAAGACCAAGCTAAATCTGTACCATCTGATTTTAAGAATTGTCCTGCTGACCCAATTGGCAATCTTACTCTTTGAGTTGCGTCTCTTGTAAGAATATCACCTCTTGTAGTTAATGTTGCGTTTGAATCACCTTCAGCTAATAGGTTCCAAGATGTTTGACCAGAAACATCCGGTCTGTTTGACGCTGACGAAGTATGATTTGTAATTGCACGATAAGAAGAAGACGCATAACTAACTGCGTCACCAATTTTGTATGTAGTGGCAGTTGCCCAATTGCTTCTCCAAAATAATCCTTCTACAACTAAATCCCAATATGAATCTGTTGTTCCTGTAGGCTCTTGGTTCGTACCATCAATTTTTGCCACATAGTAATGACCACCGTGATTAACTGTATCACCAGTTTTATATGCTGTCGCATTTGACCAAGTACCTGTGTTATTAAATCCTGTAGATAATAATTTCCAATCAGCAGAGTTATTATAAGGTACAACGTTAGTGTTTGACCTTTCTGCAACATATTGATAACCACCATAGGTTACAATATCACCTAATTGGTATAAAGAAGAACCTGACCAACTATCTTCAAATTCTAATCCTGAAACGAATAAATTAAATTTCGTTTCGTCCATTGTTGTGCCTGAAGATGTGTGTTGAGTTGTACAAACATATAAACTTGCACCGTATTTTACAACGTCATCATTTCTGTATGATGTAGCTGTTGCCCAAACACCTCTCCAACCGAAACCTCCAGCAAACACTTGCCATTTTGAAGTATCGTCATATAAATCTGCTTGTGATGTATGTCCTGTAATACATCTGTATGATGAACCACCAAAGGTTACAATGTCATCAACTTTGTAAAGTGTTGTTCCTGCCCAATTACCTTTGTAATCAAGACCACCAACCATTTGTTCCCATTTTGCCGTAGCGTGGTTTAAATCTGTATAAAAGTCTGAAGCACCTGTGTGATTTACTAGACAAACGAATGAGTTTCCTCCGTAAGTAATCACATCATCTTTAATGTATGCCGTTCCAGTAGTCCAAGCACCTTTGAAGTGAAACTTTAATCTACCTAGTATAAAATCTGCCATTTTACTTCCTTATATTTTTTACTGCCAGTTTCTTGTTTCGCCATCTTGCGAAGCACCATACTGATACGAGTCATTAATTCTTAACACAACGTTACCGTTTGCGTCCATAAAGTAAGTAGCATTGTTTTCATCAAAAACGTGCTGTTCATACTTTCTGAATTTAGTATTTGGTTCTCTAGGGTCAGTAGAAGAGCTGTAATCAGTTGGTATTTCATTTATATTAGTACCCGCTGTATAACTACCACTTGCCTTTGTCAATTCATTTTTTTGAAAGTCTGCAACTGAACTGTATGCCATACCTTCACCATTATCCATTTGAATAGTATTACTTTCAAACCAATTTGTTTTAGTGTACGTTAAAAGTCCTGTTTCGTCTCTACTTAAAGCGTGAAAACTATAATCTGCCGTAATCGTTTTACCGCTTGCGTCTTTGGCAATGTATTGTTTGTTAACGACTAATGACATTAAACATTTCTCCTAACTTAAATCCTATGTATATTTATAAAAGTTTATTATGTTAATTCTAAAATTGACAAAAAACATTCCAAACTAGTTGCCGTACCAAAAATTCTGATTTTATCACCAGGTTCAAGGTTTATTGGCTTATCTATCTGCAACGAATCAGCAGGTGGAACTTCACCATTTGTCAATACACTTCTAAAAGTTGTACCACCGTCTGTTGTTACCTTAATAGTCACCTTTTCAGCGCTTGTGGCTGCTGTATTTGAGACCATAATTGCGTGAAGTACAGCTCTAGTTGACGCTGGTGCTGTATAAACGTCTGCTGTAGAGTCATCTACAATCACACATTGAGCGCCGGCATTTTTAAATAAACTAGCCATATTATCCTCCTAAAGCAATCGCAAAAGCAATAGCGTCACCCTCACCCGTTAATGGGTCGCCGGATGCCGTACCGTCTTTAGTTAAGTTACCAGTTGTAATAACATCACCAGATACGTTTGGTAGTCTGACAATTCTATCACCAGTTGGTTCAACAACCTTTAAAGTTGTTTCAAATGCGTTTTCTAAAAGACCCTCAAAGATAAGATTAGAGCCGTTAAGTATAATATCATTTGTTGTAATAGCTCCGTTTGTAGTCACATCTTGTAAGATAACAGAACCAGCACCACCTAATTCTTTTACAGTACCGTTTGAAAGTTTTGTATAAAACTTACCGTCTGTTGCGTTCATAGCTAATTCACCGACTGCTAATACAGCAGCTGATGGTATTGCTAATGAGGTTTCTGAACGTTTTGGTTTGATTACA